CCCGGAAGAAGTCTTTTTTCTTTTGCGGAAAGTCGTGTAACCATATCCCGCACCATCTCCTGTGCCGCAACTGTTTCAATCGTGACACGGCGTACTGGTGTGTATTTGTTCGCAAGTCTGATAATCTCCTTGGGAACATCGAATGTTGGTATACGCTCACGAAAATACTCCAGTACATATCTATTGTTGCTGGAATCAATGCCCATGACCAGTATGACTTGATAGTCAGAAGTCTCTGAGGCAGTTGCCGCAAGGTCAACACCAATGTAGATATTGATTGGGATAGCGTCATCACCGTCCATAAGGTAGTTAAATTTATTCTTACATTCAACCCTTCCGTTGTAATATTGTATCCTGTCTATCTTAAAAGCGGCATTGGTCACGTCCCTCGCATCATTCATGTACTCCTGTGCAAACTTATTGACCAGACCAGCTTCAATGAACTCCCGCTTCTTGCCATCAAGCTTTTCCAAAGAGAATTGCTCTGACCAAATAGACTTTCCATCTTCAATCGCCCTATGGAATACCAAGTCCCAAGGATAATCCCTACCATCTTTAACCGCTTTCTTATAACCATCACATACCATCTGTAAAAAGCTATCAAAGTGAACAATCGTACCACATAACCATATCCAACCTTCATTACCGGGAGTTTCTTCCAGTGCGGGGTATACCGTAGATACGATCCATTTCTTGATCTCAGCTCTACGCTCTGGTGTCTTGGTGTTAAGTTCGGATTCAAAGTCGTCTAAGATGATGCCTGTGTACCGGACATCTACCTCAGACCTACCCCTAAGTCTTTGTGATGTACCTTTGGCAATAACCCTATCTCCCTTAGGAGTAACAATATCCTTCTCAGTCCAGCGCTTTCCGACTGTACTACCATCCATATTGCCAAAATAGTATTTAATCTTTTTATTAACCTCAAAATGATTCCTCAAATATTTTAAATGGTCAATAGACTGACTCTGTTCTTCAGATACCCAAGCAACGAAATTTTGTCTATCTGCATCAGCAAAACACAATTTATGCATAATTGCCGCTTTAGACAAGATAGACTTTCCAAAACCCCTTGGCATAATAATACAACTTCTACTACCGGGATCTGTCCTTGTTAATTTCTTTGCAACATCAAAATGAAAATCAGGGGAAGCCGATTTATTTAGAAAGTCATTTGGTAAGAAAGCCCTACCGAAGTAAACAAGACTATTGTAAGAATTTGCAAGTACCTCATCCCTTTCCTTCATTTCTGAAGGACTAGGGGTTATATTAAAATTATCAGGCATTATTTTAAAGGACTATATTTATAAGTTGGTGCTGACATTAATTTTTCCAATGTTTTAACTCGATCAGGATTGTTTTTACTATACATATCCATTAAGTATGGTTGCACTCTTTTTAATGTACTGCGAACTTGCTCACTCATTACGACTGGTAATTGCGTAGAAGGATAGTATTGTTGATTCGCATCTATAACAGTATCTATTAAGTTTTGTAATTCCGGTGTAGGTTTTCTTGCTCCTCGTAAAAAATTCTTTCCAGAAGCATAAGTTGTGCCATAACCTATAGGTATTTTAACCCAATCCATTAATTTTATATCTTTTGTTGGTAAATTGCCTAAAACTCTTTCTTCAAATTCAAAGCGAGGGTTCATTTGATCTTTAAATAAATTATCAACATTTTCTTTATATTGTTTTTTATTTATTATATTTTTATTTAAAGCTTTATCATAGCCTTTTAAGCTATGTTCAACATCGCTTTGTTTTAATCCAGTTTTTCTAAAACCTCTTTCAGCAAATGGTTTTATTTTAAAACCTTTTTTAATTAAATCATCCCTATCCATAATGAATCTTACATCAGTTCCTATATTGAAATGTGATCTGGATAAGAACTTAGGGTCTCTAGTTACAGAAAAGGCTTTAGGCACTGGTATATAATTCCCAAACTCATCCATTTCTTTTGAATATTTAGGTATTTTATCTCCCCCTGTAGGAAAAGAACTAGTTGGTTTTATTTTTCCAGTTTTCAATATTTCTCTAGCATTAGGTATATTTGTATGATGATAGATAGGATTTTTAAGGTTTACCTTTTTTAACAGCTTTATAAGAGATGGAATCTTTTTAGCAGCTAACAATGGATTTAATGCTATATCTGGAGCTGTACCAGTAATTGGCTGCGGTGTTTTATAAGCAGATATAGAATACTGCCTAAGTTGATTGTCTAAATCAGATTGCACCATTAAGTCATTAATGTTGCTATGAACATCCGTAGATACAGGCTCAGCAGTTGCCATACCCAGTAATGTACTCTTTGGCGGCATTATTTACCCTTAACGGTCTTAATATTGGGAAAGCTTACCTTATATCGTCTTTTACCCCAAAGTACGTTTCTAAGTACTGTACAGCCCCACATAGGCATAGGGTGTACATCCCAATAGTCCTTATTGACATATATTGTTTTAACTACCACTTGTAATTTCCTTTTCAGACTTCGGGAGTAATCCCTGCTCAAAAGCTTGAAGTTTTTCTTGGCTGAACCCAGAAAATTCTTGAATTAAGGCGATAGAATCAGATTTCTTATCTGTATTTAACATACCAGAGATCTTCATTAATGTCTCTAATGCCCTTAGTTTATCATTATCTCTTACATCTGAACGATCAATTACATCCTTTGTGCTCTCTAATAGGTATCTTTTTGTAATTCCCACTTCAGACATTAGCTCTTCTATTTCTTTATCCACTTGGCTCCTCACTGTTTTACTTCTTAATAACAATGTTGACTTTCTTTTTGCATCATCCAAGTTGGTTGTCTCTGGATATGCCTTCATATAAGCCGTCTCAGCATCTAGGCCCATTGCTATGTATTTAGAAAAAACCTTCTTTTCCTTTGTCATACCACCATGAATCCTAGAATCATACGTTGTTTTACTTATAAAACGATAAATATTATTCTTTATATCTCCCCGTAGTTCCCTGTTTCTATTTGTAGCAAACATACCTATGACCGTTCTAACGTATGGGTTTACAGTCTTATACCCTTTTAAGTGTCCTTTCTTTAATACCTGCACTATTTTACCATCATCTGCAAGGCACCACTCATCCTCCTCAGCCTTTCTCCAGTCTCTAATTAACTTAGTATGTGGATGTACCTTCTTAAACTCAGCCTCACTTTCATAGGCAAAGTGTGTAATCCCCTTTACTTTCCTTTTTAAGGCCAATTTAGTTTATCTCAGTTAAACCAATGTCATCAAACTCTACTAAATGGAGCTCGGGCATATTCTGAACCCGATATAACAACTCAGACATTAAACCCATTTTCCTAGAGCTAGGATCAATTATATCTAAAATCTTTAATTCTCTGGATATCTCCTTACATCTATTTATGTTGTAGTGGATATCACCTATTTCAAAGTCGCCTACAAGGGCTTTGTCAAATAAAGTTAATTCTTTACCCATATTTTAATTTAATAAAGACTTGACTATTAAAACTATATATAATAATATTATATATCTCCCCCTATTTAGCCCGGTTGAATTTATAATAGTACTATAGTATATATAGTATATAGTAGTATATATAGTATATAGTAGTATATATAGTATATAGTAATATAGTAATATAGTAATATATAGTATATATAGTAATATAGTACCGGCTTTTCAAAAAACAAGAATATTAAGTAAGAAATCCTAAAAATTTTGTAAAAAAAATTTAGTAAGGTGTTATAATTAACAATAATAGATCGTTATAGCACCGTAATCCTTTTAAGTTGAAAAAAATTATATGATTATGGGTGTCTCTCTTATATCTATTAGGGTATACCCCCCTAAACCATTTTGAGATTAGATATTCTAGGTTGAAAAAGTTAAAAAAGATAATGTATATCTAAAGATATACGTTATTATATATATTAAAAGAATAAGGTATAATTACATTATACATTACTATTATTAAATAAATAAGAAGGTATAGCTAAAGCTATCCATCTCTATACGTCGCAAAAAAAAATTATTATCGGAGCGTGGCAGGCTGGGAATTGATTTTGGAGTATCATTCCCAGCCCGTAGTGGTAGGTAGGTTAAGAGGTTGGCAGGTCTAGCGTGTACTGGTCTGGGTCAACTGCTAAATCAGGTGCATAGTCTTTACCATATTTCATAAGACCATCAACAACCAGAGCGTTATTTTTGAACGATGCTGTTGTCATTTTCTTCTGGTGCCATAGTACGTTAGTGCCAGCGTTAAATAAATCATATGCTGTAAATGATTTATCATCTGTGACCATTCCATCAGCATACATTTTGTCTAGAATCTGACCATATTGCTGAGTAGGTAGCTTTCCAAGATACTCTTCATTTTGTCTAATTGAGGACATATCCTCTAAATTAATAGGCTTTACTAAATTGCCTATCTGGTTAGCAAACCTAGTAGGTAGATGCTCAATTTGTCTACCACCAAGTATTTTACTAGCTTGAAGGATATTCTGCTCCCAGTCTATACCATCAGATGAGTAGTGTTTGAAATCAAGACCCCAACCAAATTCCTTAGATACCTGACCATTTAGACAAGCCAAGCGCATTAGGAATATTTGAATTCCAGCCTTCAAGCTACCATCATAGGAGTTATTTATCATCATACATAATCCCATAGAATCACCAACTTTAGGAACTTCCACCTCAAGACCAGAATCTTTAATCTTCCAGATATACCTAAACTGCTTACCATTAAAGAATTTCTTTGTAGGTTCATAGCTCAATCCTGTAGAGTCCATTATTTGCTCTGCTACGTCCATTAATTCATTATTAGGTACTAATAGGTAATCTTTACCAACTACTCCCATTTCTACCTCTTTACCATCTTTCTCTAACCTAACAGAATGAGCCTTTGAGTAACCGCCCAAATCTGTAGATAGAGGAACTTTATTGATTGGTAAAAATGCGTCTAGATCTCCACCTATATTAGGTAAATCAGTTTCTGTATGAATTACAGAATTTTCTTGAATTACAGAATTAACTAGATTTTCAGAATTAGGTACTATTATTGTATTATCCATTTTGGATTCCTTCTGCCTCATGCGAGGCTGTTTATTATGTGACAATGTTGTCATATATATATAATGAATCAAACCACAAAAAGTTCCTTATTTTCTTAAATTTATTATTTTTTATAGTATTTATTATTTTTTGGTTTTGTGCACGTTAGAAGAAAATTAAATATATTTAATAAATTGTGCACGTTAGAAGGTTTTTACTCGTTTTTATGATTGTCGGCAGTTTTTGTAATATATATTACCTTGTGCACGTCGGAAGATGGCTATAAATGGCTTGTATTTGCATAATATCAGCCAAATTACACAATTAAGGGGTATTATGTATCTCTTTGGTTATGCCTTTATTTATAAGCTTTATTATAGCCCCCCAAAAACAGACACACAGACAGACACACGAAGCAAATTAATTACATATTTTTTTATATTTTTTGGAACAATTTAAATACTCACTAGTTATATATATATAAATAAAAAAGGAGTTTTTAAAATGGTATTAAAAGATGAATTTATTTCTGAGTATGAATGTAATTATGGAGAAGAAACAATTTTCACAATTTCTAAAAGAAGAAACAAGGCAGTCGGCTCAAGTGCTGATGAACTTATAGCGGGGACTTTCTGCAATGCTGGACTAGTTGAGCATTATAACTGGGAATATGATAAAAGTTTTACACTAGATGAAAATTTAAATGATTTCATTGATTATATAAATGAGTCAGAAATGAATTTAATTTAAATAAAATGGAACTTTTAATATTTATAATAGTATATAAGATAGAACAAGGAGAATAAACGATGGAAACAATAAAAAGAACTAAAATAGAATCAGGCTTCGGAAGTGATAGAAAGCCCATAAAGGCTCGTTGTTGGAATGGTGTCGGCTTGTCATCTTGGAAAGAAATGGAAGTAAGTCAATGTGAAGATGAGGGTAAAAATATCATTAGTATTGGTAGGGTACCAAAGGAAGATTTCGCAGAACTTAAAAATGATGCTGAATTATTTTTCTTACTTGAGGACATCCCCTCACTAATTGCAACACTTACAAAAGTAGCAGAGGACACGCAAAAAGCAGAGTTCAAGAATCAGGTATCTTGGGAACTATCAGAAGCAAATAAATTCAACAAATAAAGGAGATTACACAATATGAGAACATTTAACAAATATAAACAGAATCTGAAAGCCTCATCAACTCACGTATTAAGCTATGATACAGAAGTTGCAGAGATTGACCACGCAACGCAAACAATAAAACCGCTTGGCTCGTGGTCTATGACAACATCAAAGCACATAAATTACGTAGGTTCTGAGTACGGCTACGAAGTACAGAAAGTAAATTAATTAGGAGAAATAAAAAATGAATAATACAAAACAATTAAAAAAGCTTAAACGAGCAAAGGGAAAGAAAAAGAATATTAATGTTAAAAAAATGCACGTTAGATACAAAGAAAGCCTAAAAAGACTAAAAGAGGTAAAATGATGAATTATTGTTATATATGTAGATTATTTTTAAAGGATAGTATCGGAGTTGCTAGAGTCTTTATAAGATCTGAGAACATAAATAAATAAGGATTATATAATATGAACCCACATAAAAAGTATCGCGAGGATATGGAAAGAATAAAAGAGACTGCCGAAGCAATAGAGCAGAGATTGAAAGAAGAAGCACAGAAAGTAAAAGAATTACAGAAGGAAAACAAATCACTAAAAAAAGAATTAAAGCTAGAAAGAAATAATAATTATATAATGTTTAACACATTACAAGAATTATGGAAACTTGTGAAATCAATGAAGAAGCTAGATAATTTAAGAGAAGATATACATAACCTAACTACACCACCAAATAAATAAATATGTCAGAAATTAAATACAAACACATAAAACTAAAGATATCACAGAAGGTGTTTAGAGATGTACAAAATTCATTAATTGCAAGAGGGTTGGCAGATAACACCGATGGAATTACTGACCAAGTATTAATAAAAATAATTAGACATATGACAGACAATAAAAAAGAAGTGCAAATTGAATATAAAAAGGAAAGAGAAAAATAATTAAAATAATACGGAACTATTTAAATAGTCGCTAGTTAGATATATATGAAACAAATAAAAATATATTCAAGAGTGGAATCGCAGTCCATTAGCGCCCTTAGGGGAACAGAGTCCCGATTTGGTGAGGAGTTGGCTGAAATACCTCACACACTCTTGAGTATTAAATTACACAAATAAAACAAGGAGTATAAAATGACATTTAAAGAATTTTATGATAGCATAGAAACTGACATTACTTTTAATGGCACTAGCTATGTAAATAAAGAAGCTATCTTAGATGATTGTAAAGACACTCTAGATGGTTCTTGGGATAGAAAAACAGATTCACAAAAAATAGAAGAATTTTCAGATTCTCTTGTCTATTGGGTAAAGGAGTACGGAATTAAACCAATACTAAAATATAATCTAGAACCTCTTGGAGATGAAAATAATGGGTAAAATGAAATACATCTACCAACTTGTGCAAGAGGAGAATATTTCAGAACTCAGCTTGTTTGTAGGAAGTGAACGTGCTAGAGAAATGATTAACAAGCACAAAAAACAATATACCTTAAATAAAGAAGAGAAATGAGATGAGCAAACCAAGATTAGTAGAAGAATTAGTTGTAGATATTCCAATAGATAAAATCACAATAAAAATGCTAAAAAGTATGGACTACGGAGAAGATATAGAACTAGATAACAATTTCACTATTAGCCACCATTCACAAGAAGATATGATTGATATATTTCATACAGAGACTTGGACAAACTTATTTTCTGTATTATGGAACTGGGAAACTGACGATGAAGATTCTATAATACTTGAACAAGTGTATCACGATGACGATACATATTAGAAGGAAGGAAATAAAATGAAGAAAATTGAAAGACAAACCATAGTAGAGTTATCAATGGAATGTGTTGACTATTTAGTAAAAAAAGGAATAATTGAAGATTGCACGGGTACAGATAGTACTATAGAGTGGGATGCACAAGACATTATAACAGATGTGTTTTTAAGCTTTTATAAAAAGACAACACACCCGAATAAGAAACAAGAAAGGAAATAAAATGACTAAAACAGAAAAAGTAATATATGAATTTAATGAATTAGTAAAATGGCTAAGAGATTAATGCAAATAAAAACATAGTGAGTCTAGCATAAAAAAACTATGTGAGTGAAGATAGACCGAGAAACCACACACTATTAAAACAAGGAGATAAAATGAAGAGAACAATAAATGACCACGACTTTATAGATGCCTTTCAAGGTACATACAAAGATCAATTTTCATACGAAGGTAAGATGGCACTATATGAATACCTTACACAATTAGAAGAAGATACGGGATTTGAGATGGAGTTAGATGCGATTGCGATATGTTGTGAGTATACAGAATACGATGAATTTACAGAATTTCTAGAGGATTATGAGGACTACTCTAAAGAACACAATATAAAAGAGATAGACGATATTGCAGAGCATACACAATTAATAAGATACGATGGTGGACTAGACCATAAATTTATCATACAACAATTTTAATCGAAATAAGAAAGGAAAATAAAATAATGAAAATGACACAATTATCATATCATAGAAACGGAGTATGTGGAGATGGTTTCTATACGGGAATCGTAGTAGATGATGACAACGAAAGGAAAGTATTTGTTCATTTTCCAGATGCGAATGAAGATGGAGAATTGATTAATGGAGACAATGTTAGAACGGCAATACTAGACCTTGATATACTTATTAATAAAGAAGAGACTAGATTTATGAAGAACTCGTGGCGAGGCGACCATTACCACGACTTTATCGTAGATACTATTATAGAAGACCAAGAAAAACTTAAAAAAGAATTGGAACAAAAGTATAACAAGGTAGTATAAGGGTAAAGAAAGGAAATAATGATGAAAGAAAATAAATTAAATCTAAATTGTGGAAATTGCGGTGATGTTATAGAACTTGGCGATACTATGTCTTATGAGACAAATGAATATACTGCATTTTGTACTGAACCCGATTGTCTAGTAAAGGGAGAATTAGTTACTAGCTTAGAGGAAGATTGGTTTTAAAACAAGAAAGGAAATAATATGAAAGTGATAAAAGAAAAAAAAGTAAATGTTTTCAATACTAGAATGAAAGCTAGATTATGGTGGGCATCACTAAGTAATGAGATGAAGATAACAATGGTACACAATCCAAATGTGAATCATAGCGATACTTTTATAGGTGATAAGGCTCATTTATTAGTAAATCGATCTAGTGGAATGAAAGAAAAGTTCTTTATTAATTGGCTAGAATGGGAGCAAGGTAAATAGATATGACAATAGATGAAAAAATAAGAAAGGTTACTTATTGGATTGCCCACGAATCAG